CAACGAACGCATCTCTAATTGAAGTATTTTCTGTGTAGATCACGGTAGTTTCACCATTAACCCTAAGATTACCGTCAATGACAAGGCTATCTAAAATGGCAACATTACCTGAAACGACAAGGACATTCGAACCCGAGTCATCCACATATAATTTTGAACCAACTGAAAGTGTGTGTTGAGGGTTCATATTCGCCACACCCACATTTCCTTCTGCAACTAAGGATGTATTGTTCTCAAGTTCACTTTTGATCAAAAACTGAACTGTATTTGATGTATTGTTAGAACGAGACACAGCGAGATCAAGAGTAGCACCACCAACCAAGGCATTTGCAGACTCACCAGATTCGGTGATCTCTTTTGTATCTCTGTCATACATAAGAAGTACAACCGAGGGGGCTGAGAAATCTGGTTTATTTCTGATGGGTGATAAGTATACTGCATTACTGAAAGGTGTTGTAAGATCTTCATCACTAGCATTAAACACAATCGTATTATCTTCCTGAGTCTGAGGATCGGGTACATTTTTACCGAAGCGGATTTTAGTCGAAGCCTCAATTGCGGGAAGATTCTTAACACCACCCCTAAGTCTGAGGACTAAGTGGAGTGTAGACTCTTTCTGGATATTATAGTCAGCGAGGGTGCGACCATCTTCTAGTTGTTTTCCAGCAAAAATCAAACGCTGTTGATCGGGGGGAATACCCTCCTTATCTTGGATTTTTGTCTTCACATTATCAATAGTATCTGAAGACTCAAGTTCAAGAGTTATCGTTTTACCTGTCAGTGTCTTGACAAATATCTGCATACTGACAACTATATTAATATACATTGCTAAATTAATTTGCATAGAGTAAAGCCGCCATCCCATTTTGGACTCTGAGGATATTGTAATTTATTGCATATATAGGGTCATTAATAGGTAAGGATTCACTCATAAGTTTTGCACTCTCTATACGACTGAAATTTAATGTACCCGTTGGTTGAAGAGAACTTGTTAATAAACAAAAGCAATAAATAAAGAAATCGGGTGTGATAGTAAAGTTTGTATGATAATATGACATAGCGTCAATAAAATGAGGTTTACACCATTTGTAATTTGACAATTCAACCCCATTAATACTTAATTTAACTCTATTTGTTGTTGAAGTGAGAGCGCCATTACGGGACACATCCGATGACGCCAAGTATTTAACTGGGTGATTAAAGATGAGGTCTTGAACATTTTCTCCGCTTGGTACACTCTTTTGAACTTGTGTTATCAACATATCATGAGTGCGTGTAGCCATATTTCCACGTTCTTCGTTGTCTAAATAATAATAGTTTGCGTGCATCTCTACATTGGGAAAATTGGAAGCTTCAGTTCCCCAATATATTCTAAGCTCCACATTATGGTAGTTCAAAGCTACGAGTGGTAGTGCACATTGTGGACCCTCACAGAAAAAGAAACGGAGGGGGTAAAAAAATGACCTAGAGTGAATACCGGCACGAGCACCGATAGCGCTTCTAGAGAGATTGCTGGCAAGTGTATCTATAGCAATCTTTTCACAAAAAGTACTATCTTGGGTGTCTACAACGGAACCACCGATTAGGAGTTCGATCTTATCAATTACTTTAGTCCAATCATTTGTATCTAAAGCTTCGTTAGTGTCATCAAGAGTCATATAAATATAACCAAGCATATCACCCGACTTTTCAATCTGAACACTTGACATCGAATTATTTTTCACATCTCCGCGTATCGTCTGCTTCTCAACGGATTGTGAAAAATTGGAGTGTCTTTTAAATGTGGAATTAAAAAACGATATCTCCGGGTTGCCCATAATGAACTCATCCTGGGCACCTATTGCTACTAATTGAACAATACCTGAAGACATGTTATACTACTTTAAATAGAGAAAATTACAAGTTTGGTTTTCTACACACAAATTTTAAAACTAAAAAGTTATCACCAGCAGTTGAGGAGTTCTCGATGGTAGCACCATTTTGATCTCTAATGGTAATACTGAGACGATCAACTTGTCTAATTGGGTTTACATACTGGGTAATAATTGGATAATCATCCTTGAATTTAATAAGAGAATCTGAACCACTGTGAGTAGTGCTATCAGTTACAATACTTGCGAACGAGCTTCTGATCATGCTCATATTCCCTTGACCGGTGAGAACATTAGAAGCACGGTCGTTAAAGATGGAATCTAATTCGTTAATAGATATGTAGCAGTGCTCAGTGTTATCTTTGGAATGAATATGAGCCCCAAGAAGTCTTGCCTGAACTACATTTTTAAGGGGTTGTTGAAGGTGACAAGTAAAAGTATTAGCGCTATCTTGACCAATGGAATCAATAGTTATAGTATGATATTCATATTTAAGGTCTGGAATAGTTTGGGGAGAAGTAACCAAAGCCATTTATATTAGGCTTAGATTAAAGATCCGCCAATTCCATCCTCAATCTCGTAGCCACCAGCTTGACCAGCAACAAGAGCCTCTGAACCACAGAGTCCACCTGGAGTGAGAGCCTTAGTGTAAGTGCTGCCATCCGCAGTGAAACCAGGAGTACACGCAATATCGTTAGGGAGACTAAAGATGGACTCTTCGTTGGAAGCCTTAATCACGATGGGCTTAGGCTGATACTTACTGGATTGCTTGAGCATACCGATGACAAAAATCACGGTGATCAGGGTGAAAATACTGATGAGAGCATTCCTGTTGGTACGGTTAAGGTTAAACATTTATAATGTACATATATAATTTTTTCAAAAGTGCGTTAAAGGTAATTTAATAGTTTCCCTATAGAGAGTAGATGGACGAAGAAATTGTCATTGATCGTGGGACTACTAATGTCATGAAGTTGGATGCCGATGAACAGGCTCTCATGGATGAAATTGAAATTAACAGTTCTCGTCCCCAGCCTGTACGCCGTCCTGCACCAAGCAGACCACCTCCTCCCTCACAAATGCATCACCAAGAAGCTATGGATGCATTTGTTAACCCAAATAAACAGTCAGCTCCTGCTCAACCTCAAATGGATGAAGAGATTGATTACGGTGAAGATGAGCCAATGTTTTTTGATGATGGACCAGATGAGGGTCCTGGTGGTTCTCAGAGTGAACAAGCCTCTAAGGGCTATAGCTCCGTAGATGAAGAGAAGAGTGATCTTCTCAATAAATTATCTCGTCTTGAGAAAAAGGGTTTCACAGTCAATAAGAGGTTGAACGCCTACTCTAATGTGGATGAACTTCGTACAGAGGTTAAGAGGATTACTTACAGTATTGACGTTGAACAGTCTATTCGCTTCTCACGTCGTATGCTTGTAGCCTGTGTTACAGGTCTTGAGTTCCTTAATAAGCGTTACAACCCCTTTGAGATTCAATTAGAGGGTTGGTCTGAAAATGTAATGGAGGGGGTAGATGACTATGATGGAGTCTTTGAAGAGCTTTACGTGAAGTATAGATCCAAGGTGAACGTTGCTCCAGAGGTCAAGCTCATCATGATGCTTGGTGGTTCAGCAATGATGTTCCATCTTACCAACTCAATGTTCAAAAGTGCTTTACCCAATATGAATGACGTTCTCAAGCAGAACCCAGACCTCGTAAAGAATATGATGTCTGCTGTGCAGAACACAACCCGTGCACCCTCGGGACCTGGTGATGCAGCACCAGTTGGAGGAACTGGTCAATATGAGATGCAGGGACCAGGAATTGATATTTCCAGTCTGATGGGGGGAATTTCAATGCCACCACCACCACCTATGAACACAAGTATGGCAAAGGCGGATTCGGTGGATATGGACGATGATGTCTCGGATATCATATCCATTTCGGGAGATTCCACTGGAGGGGAGATTAAGGAAGTTGCAGTCGGCGGAGCCAAACCCAAGAGAGTCCGCCGAAAGAAGAAAACTGAAATTAATCTCTAAGTAATGTATAAATGATAGGTTACTGTCCTTTGGAGGAACTAGAACCTCCTGTGCGGCGTGAGCAACCCGTCGTCACAAAGAAGGTAGAGGTCAAGTCAGAATCCACTGGCCTCGAAGATACTGAGTGCAATTACGTCGTCATGGCTTTCATTGTCGGCGTTCTTTTTTTAGCCGTCTCTGATTCCATCAGGGCATAATTAAATTAAATTGATTCTACCTTTGGGTTTTCCCCGAATGGTAAAATTGATTAGTAATCAAAAGTTGTAATTTCTGTTTGTCCACCGTTGCCATTATCAAGACCATTCACGTCGAAATGGTTTGTTGTAATTTTTTCAAGTTTTCCACCACACGCCGTTGTTAATTCTACATAATAGTCATACGAATATGCGCGATTATTATTAACATTGTAAGGTGTCATAGTTACACCCACCTTTCCAGTACCAATAACGGGAGACCATGGAAAAGCGTTATCATTACCACCAAACAAAGTCAAGTTACCTATTGTAACGTTAGAAGATGGTGTTGGGCTCTCACCGGAGCTCTGATCCGGCGACGTTCCACCAATTAAATCCAAGACCATAGTACTTATATCATCCACTGTACCTCCTACTGGATCACCGAGGGCGGCAGCATCGGTTCTTCTCAACATTGTAGTTATCTTTGCGTAAAATGCTCCCGCTCCAAACATTAACTGTACATCTTTTGGACTACCGCTTGATACACTAAATGTATGTGAGTACGTTTTACGTTGAGTTTCATTGGGTCCACTTCCAATTACACTACCTCCAGCAACTTCAATAGCTGTAACAGCCTCTCTCCCACCCGGTAAGTTCACAGCAATTTGTGAGAAATCAATATTACCACCTACCGATAGATCTCCAGTCACGTGAAGGTTACTGTCTACAGTTGTGTGACTTGTTGCTGGTTGTATATACACATTACCTGTCGTATCCGCGTATATGTTAGAACTTCCACCCGAGGTGGTAAACTCTATGCTAGCATTTGAAGAAATACTTTCCACCCTCATAGTACCTGTTTGACCTAAAAGTGGATTTCTGTGATCAACAACATGAAACTGACGTGCAGGTGTAGGTGTTCCCACACCTACGTTACTTGTATTAACTATGTTAAGACAAGTTGTGACACCCCCCGTTTGGACGTTAGCTACAGATAAGGCTAAACCAGTCGTAGCGTTATCAACATTACTGAAACCTGTGATTATACCACCTTCATCGTTGTTTGTATATAGGACTATATTGGTATTTTTATCATCACCAGTACTTTGAAGTTTCATGATATCATGATCACCAGGTGTTGTATCATACACATGGATGTTAGACGTTGGTGACGTGATACCTAAACCAAATCTCCCATCTTCATCAAAACGTGCAAACTCATCATCAAAAATACTCGTGCGTTCATGCGCGAATGTAAGTGCACGACGTGCAGCGCCATCCTTCGTATTCCTAATAATGTTATAACCCAGATCGCTTGTAGAAAACTCTAAACCGGTCAGTTTAAATGAACCACCACTATCGAACTCAATATCACCATTAACAACTAATTTAGTACCCTGACCACGATTAGCGGCTGTATCTCCATTACCACCAATTACAACAATACCAGGGTCTTGTTGAGCTGTGATACAGAGGGGGAAGTTTCCTTTAGTATCTGCAGCTGCTAGAATCCCTCCACCATCATAAAAGTCCTTCTCAGAACTATTATATGTTTGGAACACGTGTTCAGCAGCAATGTGTCTGATTCTATCAGGTGCAGTATCACCACCGTCACCGTCATTACCCTTAAAGAGTAACAATTCGGATCTAGGTTGATCAGCAGTATAACGCCTCTCAATAATACGAGTATTACCAAATAACTGTCCAGGTACACCACCAAATGATAATTCGTTACCGATTACCAAATTACCACTTACTTCTAGAGCACCTCTTGGTGCGTCAGTGCCAATCCCCACATCACCCGTAGATCCACTAATGTATATACCAACGGGAACATCTCTTATAAGTCTTTCGTGGTGGTTTGTAATTCTGTAATCACCATCATCTCCTGTGACACCCGTGGACCATCCAGATAGGACGACACCATCTGTTTGTATGTAAGAAGTGAAGGCATTTCCATCATCCAAATTAGTTTGTGCCGCCATGATGGCATCACCGGATGTCGTATTGTGTACAAGTATACCATTTTCTATAGGATCGGCTATACCCACACAGTCAACTTCAAGGTGAGCGGCTGGTTGTGTCACTCCTATCCCCACCTTACCGGAACTTAGAATTGTCATAATACTCGTATCTACAGCGTAATCATCATGACCCATTACAATATCAAGTCTGGATTTTGATGTTCCAGCTGCGTTTTCGTGTTTTCCCAATTGAAATTGAGCCCTCGCAGCATGTTCACTTCCACTACCTTCTCTGGCAAGATGCAAAACCGAGGCTAAATCTGTAGTACCTGTAATAGGTTGATTGTTGCTCACAACCAGAGGAATACCTAAGTGATTGTAACCATTAATTTTAGTTACTGGATTGTTTATAAACGATGTTAAACCATTTACATGGAGAGTACTCAAAGGATTTTGTGTATTAATACCCACATTTGACGATTCCAAAACAGTAAGTTTTGGTACACCCATAGTAGGTGTGGTACTTGCATAAAAGTTGAGACCTTTACCAGTTTCGACTATATTCTGAATTTCGTTTTCACCTATATTAGGACTTGAGAACATTTGCATAGATGTATTGGATGTTGTTCCCCATAAGTTTCCAAACATCATCACGTTACTACCCATAACAAATGCGTTTCCATTTACAGTAAGCTTTTGTGTTGGATTTGTTGTATTTATACCAACTTGACCGTTTGATGTAATTCTCATTTTTTCATCATTTCTGGTTTTGAATCTAATATTTTGATAAGTATTGGATGTACTCGCACCATATATCTCAATGGAACTCACATTTGAGGAAGATGGTCCAGATTTGAGGATAAGTGGATTTACAGGACTATCACCACCGTATCTGTCAGCGTGAACTGTTATATTGGAACTCGAACTAATGGATTGTGTAATTAGGTTTGTTGTCATAGTGTTACCAAAAATTGTGAGTGTATTTGAAGCTGTAAGGTTGACGTATACCCTGGATCCTATTGAGAGGGTATCAGTGGGTACCACATTGGATATACCCGAAGTTTTTGTACCCGTAGTGCGTAAACCATCTACTTTCACATTACCACTGATTATAGCAACGTCTTTATTAGTTGGATCTATTACAACTATATCATTACCAACAGTAACATTGGAACCAATTTTTATATTTTCTGTGAACGTATTTCCAAATACTTCTAAAACATTGGAACCTGTATCTTCAACGAAGAGGTTGGAACCCACACAAAGGTCGTGGGTAGGAAAAATGTTTGCCACACCTACTGCATTTGAAGTATAAATATCACCGAATACATGTAGATTTGTGGATATGGTGTCATCAACTGAAAAAGTACTGTCAAGTGGACCACCCGTGGTTCTAAATAAAGCCATCTCAAAACCTGGGACGGCTCGTTCATCATTTTTAAACCCAAAACCAATATTTGAATCATCTTCATCATGAGTATATATTAACATAGGCTCCATTGTACCATCATTACCTTGACCGAAAACAATTGTTGTATCAGCAACAATTAAGTTTACAACGCGTTCATATGTAGCTTGTTCTTTTATGAAAAGGTTACCCTGAATTACCGTATTACCATAAATATACATACCACCATCAACTGTAACATTACCCGTAAAAACTGCTACGTTATTAGGGTGTATATCGCTACCACCACCTCCCAGTCCTATTTCGGTTATGATGACATTAGACCCAACACTCAGATTAGATGTCTTCATACTACCATTTATCGATACAATATTGGATGCAACACCATCAATTACAAGATTTGATGAAAAACTTAATTGATCAGATACAATTACATTAGTAGCAACCAGGTTACCATTTATAGTCATAAGATCTTTTCCGGATATATCGATATTTACCTTTGTTTGACCACCACTATCCACCTGAAAAGCATTTACTGGATTGGTTGTACCGATAGATAACTGGTTATTAATGAACATACGATCAGCGCTACCAGCAGCTTTGAGGTCAAATACAATTTCATCATTTTTATCGATGAAAAGTTTATTTCCAAGTGACACTTGTTTAGTTGGAAGGTTATTACTAAAAGCAATACGACCCTTTATACCTTCAACATCGACGAGTTTAATCTCATTTGCTTCAATTTCCCTGGTCAGAATAGAGTTAACTCCTGTAAGAGTTTCATTCTCAACGGGTTCTGCTTCTAAACTCGCAACATAGATTTGCTCGAACCTGGCGGTTCTACCCATTTATACATTAGTTTCCGAATAAAATTCCGGCAAGACCATCCTTGATCCTGAGCACGTTATAATTCACTGCAAAAAGATACATGTCTTTATCTTGAGATCTAAGTGTACCCTTTTCTACTCCTCGTAATATAAGTTTGGCATTATCAAGTCTACTGAAATTACAGCTACCTGAGGGATTATAGTCTGATGCGTTTAATCCAAAATGATACACGAAATATCTCGTGTACATAAGATCTTCAGAATCAACCCTATAATCTGTTACACCAAATTTGGATTTGTAATAGTTTTGACATGTATGAAAGTACGTTGGTGACATATTTTCAAGTAAAGGTGTACCGTTTATATGTATATCCCCATTTTTGAATGTAAAACGATCGTTTGTAGGATCAACATGAGTGGCACTTAATCCAAAAAATATTGACTTGACGGGGTGATTTAATGTGGAAATATCTAAATCATTGTATCCACCTGATTCTATACTGTTATCGAATACGTTTGAAAATGGAAATTCTAGACGTTGAGTTTGAGTAATTATAAAGTCCATTTGTCGTTTTACCATTGATTCTCTTTCATCTTTGTCTAAATATATGTAATTTGCGTAAACATTTATACGTTTTTGAGAATCACTGTAATTTGCTAAACTGGCTGGATCCAATGTAATTCTAACTTCTACCTGGTGATGTTGGAGTGCAACTAAAGGTAAGAATGCTCCATAATCACAGAAGAAGAAGTGAAGTGGTTGGAAGTTTCTATGGGAAATACTCGTCTTGTTTGTAAGTTCTTGACACTTAGTATATGTGTCTGCAAGATAATTGGGCCATATATCTGCGTAATAGTCGTAGTGTTGAGAATCTATCTTTTGACCTCCCACAAATAGATCAATCGTAGAATTATAAAGAAGATTAGAAGATACATTTGAGTTTTTATCAACACCTTCGAGCCATAAAGAGTTTACGAGATCACCTAAAACTGGTATAGTAAAAACAGGATCTTTATCCGAAATAGTTTTAATAAACTTTGGAGCTTGGGAAAAGTTTGTATGCCTTGTAA